GCCGACGCCGGTAGAAAAGCGTCGTTTTGTGCCAGGATGGAAGGGGTGGTTAAGAACGCGAAAGGCCCCGCGGAACGGGCTAAAGCCAGCCTAAAAAACTGGAATTGTTAAACCCTTTTGGAATAAATAAAGGAAACCAAAAATGGCAAATACTAAAGCAATCGGCGTCGCGTATGCCGACCCCGCATTCGATAGCGTACAAGTTGGTTCGTCCAGCGTACCTATTAGCATCACATCGGCTGGCGTCCTGAACGGCGCTTATGCCACAACCAGCGCGACCAGCGGCGACACCCGACTGTCGTACAACAAACTGACGTTCACCAGCACCGGTTCCGGTGAAGTTGTGCGCGGTTTTGCGGTGGTGACCGGTACTGGCGGCGCAACCGCTGGCACGATCAACGGCGCACACTTCAGCATGGAAGCCCAGGGCGGCACGATCAGCGGCGCAGCAAACGCCGTTCGCGCAACCATCGGCGGCACAACCGCTTCCCCTGGTGGCACATTGGCAGCCGTGCAGTTGGATTCCAATTTTGCGTCCGGTGTGACTTTGCCAGCCACGGCCGCATTTATGCGCGTGTCTGACAGCAACACCGTGAAGGTTGGTTCGCTGTTGAATATGCCCGCGCCAGCATCAAACACAATTTTCCGCGCCAAGTCGGCAGCCGCAGTTACCCACGTAATCAAAATCGTGGCAGACAACGGCACACCGTACTACATCATGGTGTCGGACGCTGTTTAATGTTGAAGCATCCCGACCTAGAGGTTCAATTCCTGGTTGAGATGCTTGAGGGACAACGGGATCAGGCGGTGGCCCAGGCTGCCGCCTTATTCCGTGCCAACAAGGAACTAGAGAATCGAATCCAAGAACTTGAAACGGCCGCCAAGAAGGCCGAAGACGAAAACTGTTGATTACTGCAAAAAGGAAGAAGCCATGATGACGACCGAACAAATTACCGCCCGCATTGCTGAACTGCAAGGCATCGCCAAACAACACGAAGCCGTGTTGCTGCAAATCAGCGGCGCGATCCAGGAATACCAAAACGTGTTGGCCCAGGCCAGCAAAGACAAAGGGGAACAAGATGCCGCTAATCCGGTCGATGGCGCAGAAGGCGTTTAAGCAAAACATCAAAACCGAGGTGAAGGCCGGTAAGCCCGTCAAACAGGCCGTGGCCATCGCCTATTCCGAAGCCCGCGAAGCCAAAAAGGCAGCGGCCAAGAAACCAGCAAAGAAAAAATGACAGACGCAGCAACGCCCAAGAAACGCGAAAGGAAGCCCAAGGCCGAAGCCCAGGGCGTTGTTGCGCCCGTCAAACGTCCAGTTGGTCGCCCCACGGTGTACCAGGACGACTTTGTGGATATGCTGATTGAATTTTTCAGCCAGGCGCCCACCAGGGAAGTGACCAACCGCGACGCCAAGGGCAACGAATCCACGCAAACCCTACCTGGGGTTTTCCCTACGCTGGCGCGATTTGCCACGAACATCGGGGTGACAAAACAGACCTTGCACGATTGGGCAACGGCCAAAAATCCCGAAACTGGCGAACTAAAGCACCCCGAATTTTCTGACGCCTATAAAAGAGCCAAAGATTTACAGGAAGCAAACCTGGTGGAAGGCACGATAGCGGGCGCTTACAACAGCACGTTCGCCATCTTTACGGCCAAAAATGTCCTGGGCTGGCGCGACAAGATCGAACAGGAAATCACCGGCAAGGACGGCGCCGCATTTACTGGCATCCAGGTAACCTTTGTGACGCCCGATGGAACAAACCCCGACAATTGAAAACGCCATTGCAAAGGCCGAATTTCCGGTCAAGTTGCAAGGACTGTTCAAAAAGGCGAGATATAAAGTTTGCCTGGGCGGCCGCGGCGGTGCAAAATCCTGGGGAATCGCCCGCGCCTTGTTGATCCTGGGGGCCAAAAGCCCAATGCGGATTTTGTGTGCGCGGGAATTCCAGGCCAGCATCAAGGATTCCGTCCACAAACTGTTATGCGACCAAATCGAGGCCCTGGGCTTGCTGCCCTTTTACGAGATTACGCAAACGTCGATCCGTGGCTTCAACGGTACGGAATTCGCATTCATCGGCCTGAAGAACAACCCGACCAACATCAAGTCATTCGAAGGTGTGGATATTTGTTGGGTGGAGGAAGCACAAACCGTCAGCCGGTTGTCCTGGAACGTGTTGATCCCGACGATCCGCAAACAAGGCAGCGAGATATGGATTTCGTTCAACCCTGACCTGGAAACCGACGAAACTTACCAACGGTTCGTGGTCAAACCCCCGCGTGATTGCATCATCATGCGGATCAACTGGTCGGATAACCCCTGGTTCCCTGAAACCTTGCGCCTGGAAAAAGACGCATTGAAGGAACGCGACCCGAACGCATACAACCAGGTTTGGGAAGGTATGTGCCGCCGGTCGGTCGATGGCGCCGTGTTCGGCAACGAAATGCAAGTGGCCGAAAACAATGGCCGCCTGACTTCCGTGCCCTACGATCCAACCAAGCCCGTTCACGCCGTTTGCGACCTGGGTTGGTCGGATGCCACCGCCTGGTGGTTCGTTCAATTCATCGGCATGGAAACCAGGTTGATCCGATACTTTGAGGGCAGCCAGCGCACGATGACTTCGTACCTGGCACAACTTCAAACGTTTGGCTACGTGTACGACACCATTTGGCTGCCGCACGATGCCGAAAACAAAACGCTGGCCGCAGCCGGTCGCACGATTGAAGACATTGTGCGAAGCGCGGGATACAAAACCAGCATCATGCCGCGGGTTCCGGTGGTCGATTCGATCAACGCGGCCCGCACCATCTTTCCAAATCTTTGGTTTGACCGCGAGAATTGCGCCGATGGCTTGAACTGCCTTCGCCATTACCGCTACGAAGTCGATCCATCAACAGGCCAATTCAGCAAGTCACCGGTACATGACCAGTATTCGCACGGCGCCGACGCATTCCGATACATCGCATTGATGATTAAAGAGCCGACGCAGCGCAGAAAACAGCGAGTTGTTGCCGAAGGCGCCGGTTGGATGGGATAATTTTAGAAAATAAGGGGCGAATATGTCAGATTACCAAGACCAATCCGAAGACCCACGCATCCAGGACGCGATTAAATTCTTGCGCCTGGTGGGTGAGGCCGATTCCAATAACCGTTCGGCTGCCCTTCAGGATTTGAAATTCGGCGCTGGCGATCAATGGCCGGTTGAGATTCAAAACAGCCGCAACATTGAAGCCCGCCCGTGCCTGACGATCAACAAGATCGACGCATATTGCCGCCAGGTTGAAAACCAGCAGCGACAGCAGCGCCCGCGCATCAAGGTTCACCCCGTCAACAACGAAGGCGATTTGAAGGTCGCCCAGGTGATCGAAGGGATCACCCGACACATTGAGGTCAACAGCAACGCCGACACCGCTTACGACACCGCGTTTTCGTATGCCGTGCGAATGGGTTGGGGTTACTGGCGCGTGGTGACCGATTACGTGCGCGAAGATTCGTTCGACCAGGACATTTTTATCGAACCAATCGACGACCCGTTTTCCGTTTACTTCGACCCCAACAGCGTGGCGCCCGATGGTTCCGACGCTGAAAAGGTGTTGATCGCCAGCGTGATTCCGAAGCACGTATTCCGTCAAATGTACCCAGGCGCCGACGATGGCGTGGGTTTCCAGCCCCGCGCAACTGGTGATAGCAGCGCCGAATGGGTGACAAAAGAGGATATTCGCATCGCTGAATACTTCTACATCGACCGCGTGAAACACGACCTGGTGATGTTGTCCGATGGCACAAAGGAATGGGCCGACAAACTGCCACCCAAAGCCGTGTTGGACGAAGCGGGTATTGTCGAGATTGACCGCCGCCCTTCGTACCGCAAAACGGTGAAGTGGTGCAAGATGACCGCCATGCAAATCCTGGAAGAAAAGGAATGGGCGGGCAAGTGGATTCCGATTGTTCCGTGCTACGGCGCCCAGGTGACCATCGAAGGCAAGCGCAAAAAATACGGCCTGATTCGCAACGCCAAAGACCCGCAGCGAATGTTCAACTTTTGGCGCACCAGCCTGACCGAATCCATCGCCCTGGCGCCAAAGGCCAAATGGGTGATGGCCGAAGGCCAGGACGAAGGCCACGAAAACGATTGGGCGCTGGCCAACATCAAGTCGATGCCGGTGTTGCGTTACAAGCAAACCGACATTGAAGGCCGCACCGCGCCGCCACCACAACGTTTGCAGCCTGAACCACCACCCGCGGGCATCATGGAAGCGGCCAGCGAAGTTGGCCAGGACTTGCAAACCGTGTTGGGTATCTTTGATCCAGCGCAGCAAATGATTGGCAACGTGTCGGGCAAAGCCTTACAAGGCCAGCAACAGCAAGTGGATATGTCGAACTTCCACTTCTACGACAACATGACGCGTTCGATCAAGCACACCGGCAAAATCATCCTGGACTTGATACCCAAGATTTACGACACCAAACGCGTATTGCGAATCATTGGTGTGGATGGCAAACCCGACCTGGTGACGCTGAACGATATGCAAGCCACCGGCGAAGTGTTGAACAACGTCACGGTGGGCGAATACGATGTGGTGATGGACACCGGCCCAGGCTACAACAGCAAGCGAATGGAAGCCGTCGAAGCCATGATGCCTTTGATGGCCCAAAACGAGATTTTCCAGGTGGCGGGCGACCTATTGTTCCGCAACATGGATTTCCCTGGCGCCGACGTGATCGCCGATCGCCTGGCAGCCATGAACCCGCTGTCGCAGATCGACGAGAAGATCGACATTCCACCCCAGGTTCAAATGAAGTTGCTGCAACTGCAAAAGATGGTGCAAGAACAGCAACAGCAAATGCAAGCAATGGGCCTGGATATCAAATACGGCGTCACCAAAGAGGGTGTGCGCCAGGAAGGCGAAACCCGCCGCGAACTTATCAAGGGCATCGCCAAGGCGCACAACACCGAAACGATGGCCGAAGTCAAAGTCAACGATCAAAACACCAGGTCAATCACTAGCCAAAACAAAACGGAAATCGACGCGGTGGTCAAACTGTTGTTGGCCAATATGTCGCCCGAAGACCTATTGCGTCGCATCGAGCAAATGAACGCCGAACAGTATGCGTTTTCAAGCGTTGCGGCAGAGGATATTCACCAGGGCGCCAGCCCGTTCATTGGTCAAATGGACATGGCGTCGGGTATTCCTGGCCAAATGCCGCAACAACAAATGCAGCCGCAAATGCAGCCCGAAATGGCGCCGCAAATGCAGCAGCCAATGGCCATGCCACAATAGTTGACAATGAGATTGATTCCGGTTAACAATTAACCAACCTACCAATGGGTTTTCATTGGGTTGATTCGTAGGGATACGTATGTCCGAAGTGCAAGAACGTGTCGCCGCTAACGTGGTGACAAGTGACAATTTAGCGGAATTCACCGCCCGTAAACTTGGATTAGTTGACGCGACGCCTGAAACCACCGAGGCGCCAGCAAACGACGGGGAAACCCAGGTTGCTGACGAGCCGGAAAATCAGGCCGATCAGAGTGATTCAGACGGGGAAGGGAATGAGGCGACCGTAGAAGACGATCAAAAGGAACGCAAGGCGAACCCGAAGATCGAAAGGCGCTTTTCAGAAATTACCAAGCAACGCGAAGCCGCAAAGGCCGAAGCCCAAAAGGAACGCGAAGCACGGCAAGAACTGGAAGCCAGGTTGAAGGAACTGGAAACTAAGATCAATCCACCAGCGAAAGCCCAGGACGATTTTGGCCCCGAACCCAAGCCTGAAGAATTCAACGATATGTTCGAATACGCGAAAGCGTTGGCCGAATATACCGCTGACAAGAAGTTGATGGAACGTGACCAGGCTGAAGCAAATCGCAAGGCCGCGGAACAACGGGCGCAATTCGAAAAGAGTTGGGCCGACCGCGTGAATGCAGCGAGAAGCGAAATGCCGGATTTCGACGACATGGTTCAGTCAAGCGATGTGTCTATTTCAGACCCCGTGCGCGACGCGATCATGGAAAGTGATGTGGGGCCACAAATCCTTTATCACCTGGCCGAAAATCCCGACTTTGCCAAAAAACTTGGCGAAGGTTCCGTAATTTCAGCCCTTCGACAAATCGGCAGACTTGAGGCGCAGTTTGAAAAGACCGCACCCAAAGCCAGCGAACCGGAAGTGAAATCGACCGCGGTGAAATCAAAAGCGCCAGCGCCAATCAGCCCGATTCGCGGTGCGCTTTCCAAGACGGACAACAACGTGGATGCCGATGGCAATTTTCACGGTACATTTGCCCAATGGAAAGCAGCCCGCCAAAACAGGCAGATTCGCTGACAAAAAACCCTTTTTCAATAGGAAAACAAAATGTCTGGAAATAACTTACTGACGATTTCGAAAATCACCAACGAAGCGTTGATGGTTCTTGAAAACGAATTGACGTTCACAAACAACGTCACCCGCGAATACGACGACCAATTTGCTGTCACCGGCGCCAAAATCGGTAACACCTTGAACGTCCGTCGTCCTGGCCGTTTCATCGGTACAACTGGCCCCGCGCTGAACGTTGAAGACTTCAACGAAACCAGCGTGCCCGTCACTTTGTCAACCCAATTCCACGTTGACACGCAATTCACCACCCAAGACCTGGCTTTGAGCCTGGACGCATTCAGCGACCGAATTCTCAAACCGGCCGTGGCTGCCATTGCCAACAAGATGGATTACGACGGCTTGACAATGGCCAAAAACAACGTGGCCAACATCGTCGGCACGGCTGGCACACCGCCCACCGGCTTGATTACGTATTTGACCGCTGGCGCATACATGGACAGCGAAGGCGCACCCCGCGACGGCCGCCGTTCATGCGTGATTGAACCCTTCACTTCAGCCACCATCGTTGACAGCCTGAAAGGTTTGTTTGTTCCTTCCGACGTGATCGGCAAGCAATACACCAAAGGCATGATGGGCCGCGATTCCGCTGGCATGAACTGGTACATGGATCAGAACGTTGTGTCCCAAACCTTCGGTTCGTACAGCGGCAAAACTTTGTCCGTTGACACGACTTCCGCTTCGTTTGGCATTTCAACTGGTTGGGCGCAATTCGGCACGGTGCAATTGGTTGCATCTTCCGCATTGACCTTGAACCAGGGCGACGTGATTCAAATTGCTGGCGTGTACGGCGTGAACCCACAAAACCGTCAGTCATACGGCAAACTTCGCAACTTCGTTGTGATGTCAACAACTGCCGTTGCAACTGGTGGCGGTACTGCCGTGACTGTTTCGCCCGCGATCATCACCGGCGGCCAATTCCAAAACGTTGTTGTGCAAACCACCAGCGCATCCGCTGTCGTGACACCCTTCAACAACACCGGTACTGTCAGCCCGCAAAACTTGGTTTTCCACAAGAATTTTGCGACCTTGGCAACCGCTGACCTTGAGTTGCCTGACGGCGTTCACTTCGCTGGCCGCGCAAGCGACAAGGATTTGGGCTTGTCCATCCGTGTTGTTCGTCAATACACGATCAACAACGATTCCATTCCTACACGTTTGGACGTTCTTTACGGTTGGGCGCCTTTGTATCCCGAACTGGCTTGCCGCGTTGCAGCCTAATGAAACGGGGGCGGCTTCGGCCGCCCTTCATTAAACATATTTTGGAGAAATTAACATGAGCAATCCAGGGCCAGCATCAACCCAAACGAATCACCCTACCCCCCTAGCAACGAACCAGGCACTTCGCCTGATTGCTTCGGCCCAAGGTGTGAACCTTAACGCTGTCGCCGACACTATCGCCCCCATCCTGGCGGCCGGTAGCGTCAGCGTTCAAAGCATCATCGTTGCCAACGCATCCATCGACCTGACTACGGCCCAATTGGCCGTTTACACCGGCGCTGGCGCAACTGGCACGGCCGTCAAATCGGCTTATGCTTTGACCGGCAACAGCAGCAACGCTAAAGTTGTTGTGACCGCCGCCACGTCAACCGACGCAGTATCGGGCACACCCCTTTACATTCGTTGCACGACCGCCCAAGGCGCAGCCGCAACCGCCGATGTGTTCATCTACGGTTACGACCTGACATTCTTGCCTTAATTTGGCATGAAGCGAGAAAAGGCCGCCCCTAAAAAGGGTGGCTTTTTTTCTATGCGCGGCACTATAATTTTGAAAACACGGGAAAGGGTAAAAAATGGTCAATTTATCAGCCATGCGAACAAGCGGTAAGACCTACGCGCTTGATTTGACAACAGCGGCATCATCGGCTTTGCTGATTACGCCAACGACCAATGACGTGACAAACTACGTCAGTTTGTTGAACACCGGAACAGGCGTTGCGGGCGTTGAAATGGCGCCAGCATCGGCGAACCTGGTGACCCCGACAATTGCCAGCACCGGCAATTCCGGTTCCTTCGTGTTACCTGGCAGCATGAATTTTCCCCTGGTGATTGCGGCGCCCAAAGGCCCGTTCTACATCAAGGCGATTAGCAGCGGCACAAACACACTTTACATCACGCCCGTCCAAGCAGATTAAGGGGGCGTCATGTCGAACAGCACCGCTGTCACGAACACGACCAACATCAAACCGGTTCAGGCGCTTTTTCAACCTGAACCGACGTTTGATTTAATCACGTTCATCGGCCCCGCCGGAACACCGTTTTTGCCGCCGATTGATCCATTTCAATCGGGCCTGACCATTACCGATTCAACGATTGATTCGTCCGTGATCGGTGGAACCGCGCCAGCAGCCGGTTATTTCACCAGCATTTATGCAACCACCGGCCAGGTGGCCACAACCCCTTCAGCCGACACCGACATTGCCAACAAGGCTTATGTCGATTCCGTCGCCCAAGGCTTGGACGTGAAGGCATCGTGCCTTTACACCACCACCGGCATTGTGACGTTGGCCGGTTTGGGGACGCAAACAAACGGTGATTGGCCAACCAGCCTGACCGATGGCGACCGCATCTTGGTCAAGAACCAAGCCAACCAGGCACAAAACGGCATCTATGCAGCCAGCGCCAGCCAATGGACGCGCACGGCCGACATGAACACCTGGTCGGAAGTGCCAGGCGCGTTCACGTTCATCGAAAGCGGCGCCACGCTGGCATCCACCGGTTGGGTGACCACCGCAGCATCCACCGGCACGATTGGCGTGACAGCCATGCCCTGGTCGCAGTTTTCAGGCGTCGGTTCTTATTTGGCTGGAACAGGGTTAACCCTGACCGGCAACACATTCAGCATCACCAACACCGCGGTGACCGCGGCCGCTTATGGTTCGGCTTCCCAGGTGGCCACGTTCACCGTGAACGCCCAGGGCCAATTGACTTTGGCGGCCAGCACCAGCATTGCAATTGCTGCCAGCCAAGTCACCAGCGGCACATTTGACAGCGCCAGGTTGTCGGGTTCTTACACCGGAATTACAGGTTTGGGAACTTTGCTGGACTTGACCGTGACCAACACAATCACGGGTTCGATTTCAGGCAACGCGGTAACGGCTACAACGGCCACCACGGCCACAAATTTGGGCGGTGGTGCATCGGGTTCGGTTCCATACCAAACGGCCGCTGGCGCCACTTCCTTCCTGGCTGTTGGCAGCAATGGCCAGGTGTTGACATTGGCCGCGGGTATTCCGATCTGGGCGACGCCTACGGTTGGCACGGTGACTTCCGTTGGCGGCACGGGCACGGTGTCTGGCATCACGTTGTCCGGCACGGTAACGAGCAGCGGCGATTTGACTTTGGGCGGCACTTTGGATTTGTCCAGCCCGCCAGCAATTGGCGGGACGACTGCAAACACAATTCGCGGCACAACCATCACGGCCACAACCAAGTTTGTTTCGTCGTATTTTGACGCATCCGGTTCGGGTGGTGGTTCGTTGCGAAATGCAAGCGGCACAGCCCAATTGCAATGGGGTGGTGGTGGTGGCAATAATTTAAGTTTGGATGTTTCCACAAACATCAACGGTGCAAACGCGCAAATTGACATAAGCCCCACAGGAACCGGCCACGTTCACATAAAGCCAACCGGCGCCGGTTCAATTGAAATTGCCCCGACAATTTTGGGCACAATCAACAATATGTCGATTGGCGCCACTACGGCATCAACAGGCAAATTCACCACCATTGATTTCAGCAGCACGTTGGCGGTGTCCGGTTCAACCGGATCGGCTGGCCAAGTGTTGCAATCAAACGGCGCCAGCGCCCCGACCTGGGTGACGCCCGTGGCTTACGCAACGGTGACTGACGACACGACCACCAACGCAACCAGGTATCCGCTTTTTGCCAATCAGACGACCGGCAACCTGGCCACGGAATACGTCAGCAGCACGAAATTGCAATTCAACCCGTCCACCGGCACGTTGTCGGCCACGGTGTTCAGCGGTTCGGCTGCCGACCTGACCAGCATTCCGGCCAGCCAATTGACCGGCACGATTCCTTCGACCGTGTTGGGCAATTCGACCGTTTACATTGGCACGACCGGCATTGCATTGAACCGCACAAGCGCCAGCCAAACGTTGAACGGCGTGTCGATTGATGGCAGCGCGGGAAGTGCAACAAACGCAACAAACGCAACGAACATTGCAATCACCGACGACACGACAACTTCGGCTGATATGTATTTGACTTGGGTGACAAGCACGACCGGAAACTTGCCCGCGAAGGTGTCATCGACTAAACTGAAATTCAATCCATCGACGGGCGTTTTGACCGCAACAGGTGGAACCGGCGGGGGAACTTTTTAATGTCGCAAACAGGCTACACACCAATTCTGATTTATTCCAGCACCACGGCGTCGCAAGCGCCCGCGGCTGGCAATTTAACCAACAGCACGTTGGGGTCGGAACTTGCCATCAACATCACCGACGGAAAACTGTTCTACAAAGACAACGCAAACGCTGTTCAGGTGATTGGATGGAAAACAACCCCGACCACCGCTGGCGGCACGGGCCTGACTTCATACACGGCCGGTGATTTGATTTACTACGCATCGGGAACTACGTTTACCAAATTGGGCATTGGAACGGCCTATTACCAATTAGGCGTGAATGCGGGTGGCACGGCGCCAGCCTGGCAGCCTTCAGCCACTTCAGTAATGACCGACCAGGGTGATTTGCTTTATGCGTCGGCCGCAAACACTTTGGCCAGGTTGGCCAAAAACACAACGGCCACTAGGTATTTGTCAAACACAGGCACAAGCAACAACCCCGCCTGGGCGCAAATCAATTTGGCAAACGGTGTCACAGACGTTTTGCCCGTTGCCAACGGCGGCACAAACGCATCCAGCGCCAGCATTACCGCGTTCAACAACATCACGGGATACAGCGCCAGCGGCGCGACAGGAACCACCAGCACAAACCTGGTGTTTTCAGCCGTGCCGACATTTGGCACAACGATTGGCGTTGGCGGTGCGACTGCATCGGCCAGCGGCGCGGGCGTGTCATTCCCCGCATCGCAAAGCGCATCAACCGATGCAAACACGCTGGACGATTACGAGGAAGGCACGTTCACGCCCAATTTGACAAACAACGGGACAATCACCTACACCGCGCAATATGGCCGATATACCAAAATCGGAAGGCAAGTGCATTTGTTTTGGTATATCAACGTCAACACGGTGTCAGGTGGAAACGGTGTTGCGTCAATGACCGCGCCTTTTTCCGCTGACGCAGTTGCGACGGGCGCTTTCAGTTACGTTGGCACGAATGGCGTGAACACTACGGGCCAAACAGGCACAAATTCACCGGCGTTTTATGCGTCAAACACGACGATTTATCACTACGATATTTCGGGCGGCATTTTGTTTGGCGCAAACGTCACGGCCGGATGTTTGCTGATTGGCAGCATGACCTATTTCACAAGTTAAGGAAACAAAAATGACAATCGAAAAAATCAAAGTCATTGACCAAATCACGGTTGACGAAAATGGTTATGTGATGATCCGTGAGGCCACGCGATTGATTGAAAACGGCGCGGTTCTTTCGCAAACATTTCATCGTTCAAGCCTTTATCCTGGCCAGGATGTTTCCGATCAGCCTGAAAAAGTAAAAGGCATTTGTCAATCCGTTTGGACGCCTGAAATCATCCAAGCGCATTTGGCCAATCAACCAAAAGCAGAGGCGTAAAAATGACAACTGTTTATTTGTCGAACCTGGCTGGCGCTGGCTGGCAGTTTTTCAGCAATGATGGCGTCCCATTGAGTGGCGGCAAAATTTACACGTATGCCGCGGGAACAAGCACACCCGCGACTACCTACACCAGCAGCGCCGGTAACATTGCCAATTCCAATCCGATCATTTTGGATTCGGCTGGCCGTGTGCCCGAAGAAATTTGGTTGCTTGGTTCGCCGCTTTACAAATTCGTTTTGCAAGATTCGTCGGGCAACACGATTTGGACAAAAGACAACATTGGCGCGATCAACAACTTTGCCGATTTTGCAAACACGACTGATCCAGCCCTGGGCGACGCATTGATCGGTTTTCGCCAATCAAACAGCGCGGGCAACTTGCCCAATGCTGTTGGCCGCACCGTGCATCAAAAATTGCAAGAGTGGGTCAGCGTTTTGGATTTTGGCGTCATTCCTGACGATGCAAGCAAAGGCGCGGTAAATAACGCCGCGTTGGAAAATGCAATTGCAACGGGTTATCGACTGTATTGGCCGCGTGGCACATACACATTTGCAAGCCGCATCAAAGTTGGCAGCGTGAACAACACTTGCCAATGGCGTGGTGAAGGTATTGGAATGACCACCCTTCAACCGGCTTCAACATTCACCGACACCGAATTCATCCGTGTTGAGGCATCCACCGTTGACAATGATCCAACAGACAAGACCTTCAACGTTTTGTTTGAAGATATGGGGTTCAATGGATTGGGCGGCGCCAGCCGTTCAACGCTGCCAATTCTTTACGGTATGTATGTGAATTGGGCGCACTTTATGAAGATCAACCGTTGCGAGTTTTACGGCTGGAATGGCAGCCTGACAAACAGCAGCGTTGGTTTGTATATTGGCGCCTGGTACGACGGCGCAGCCACGTTCAATCAAATGAACACCATCCAGGAATGCCAATTCACATACTGTTCAAACGGCATCATTTCCGGCGGCACAAATAAGCAAATTCAATACGGTGGTGACAACAACGCGTGTTCGATCATCGACACCCGCGTGGGCGGCTTTGGCGCATCGAACGGCTATTCCATCGGCATTGAATTGAAGGGCGGCTACACGCAACGCATCATTGGTTGCGACGTGGAATCGAACGAAATCGGCATTTGCAATCGCGGCCGATACAACTACATCGCCCAAACTTTGGCCGAGCAAAACACCGTTGATTTCCAAAGCGATGATGTTGCTGAAAGTTTTGTGGCTGCATACGGTTGCAATTTCCCGCAAATGACTGACGCGCAATATCAGCGTTCGCAGCAACTTGGCCTAAATGGTTATCTGAACTTTTCCCAGGTTTTGGGTGCGCCCCGAAGTTTAATCATTGATGGCACTTTTGAATCAATCCTTTACACCAGCGCGTTTTATGGTGGCGTGGTTGTAAGTCGGGCTTCAAATGCAACATACGACGGCGCTTACAACCGCAACGTGTTGTATGCGCCTGGTAACGTTTCTTCAGCCACCCGCGCAAATTTGATTGTTGATCCGCAGCACAGCGCATTGGATGGTTGGCACACAATCATTGTTCGAGCAAAACGCTATGACCCTAACACGGGTTCAGCGTTGCGAATGTATATTGATCCCACAACTTACACCGAAGAATTTGGTTTGAATGTCAACGGTTCGGTAGTTGACTATTTGGAAATTGGTAGTTTTACCGCGGTGGCTGGCGCACATCGTTCGGGTTCTTTGACCGCTGATTGGCTGATTTATGCCGCATTTGTGAAATTCAATGGCAGCACGGTTTCCAATATTCCAATTCAAATTCAAGGCGGCGCGGCCGCGGTGGATTTTGTTGGGCTTTTCCCTGGCATGGTTGGGCACATTCCATCGCCAACAAATGAATTTTTTGTCAGCACAAACATTGGTGGATTTACACCAGGCCAATCGCAAACAATTGTTGATTTTAATTGTTATCCAACATCGGTTGACATGGAAATCGACAGCGTTTCAGTCGCCGCGGTGCGACGAATTGCTGGTTTGGTTTTGACTTTGCAAAATGGAACAAGTCAGGGATTTTCTTACAACACGGTAATCAACAACACTTGGGGTTACAGCGTGGCAAGCACGGTGACTGACGACCATCTTTACGTCAATACACAGTCAGCAATTCAATGGTTCCAAAGGGCTTCGGCTTATCCGGCGGGAACGGCTTTGCAGACACGAATTAAACTTTTACCAATAGGACTTTGAAGGGCATCATCATGGCTTTGAAAAAAACTTTTTCCTTTGTTGGCCAAAAGACCGTTTCAGGTTCTTTTTGGTCGGCTGAATCAACCCCCGATTCCGTGGTGGTTGATTGCTACATCAAAGTGCAATCCGTAAGCGGAAACAAAGATGTGGCCAAAGCACAGGTTTCATTTTCGGGCGACAAATTTGTGGGTTTCAAATCCTACGACTTTGCCGTGAATTTGGAAGGCGGCAACTTCATCAAACAAGCGTATGAACATTTGAAGTCTTTGGAAGAATTTGCCGGTTCAATGGATTGCTGATATGGCAAATTTGACATGGAAAATTTTAGGCGTTGAAGCCAAAGATGGCTTGATTACCAGCGCCCATTACCATGCAACCGCAACCGATGGCAATGTGGTTGTTGAAACTGAAGGCAATTGGTTTTTCCAAGAACCAAAGATGGAAATTCCATTCGATCAAGTCACCGAAGAAATGGTGGCCCAATGGGTTCAAGATCAAGCCGTTCAAGATGGCAAGCCATTGATTAAAACGCGCCTGGAAGAACAAATTGCAGCATTGAAGACGCAAACAAAAACCGTTGCGCCCTGGATGCCGCAAACTTTCACGCCTGAAATTTGAGGAATAAAAAATGACAACGCCGTTCGACATTGTTACCCGCGCCATGAAAGACATTGGCGCCTTGGCCGCGGGCGAAGTGCCAACGGCCGACGAAGCCCAAGACGGCTTCGATATGCTAAATGATATGTGCGCCCAATGGTCGAACGAAAACATGATGGTTTTTTACAAAACCGAAATCATTTTTCCGGTCGTCCAAAACCAAACGCAATACACGATTGGCCCTGGTGGCCAGGTGGGTTGCACGTTCACCGGTTCGATCAGCGGCACAACCTTGACGATTCCGACCAACGGCGTGACTTCCGGCGCCATCACGATGGGCCAAACGTTGTCGGGAACTGGCATCTTGCCAGGAACCACAATTGTGAATTTCAACAGCGGTGGCGGCGGCAACGTCAACGAAGCCGGAACCTACACCGTCAGCAAGTCGCAGACCGTGGCCAGCACGACTATCCAAGGCTACTACGAACGCCCGTTGACCATTGAATCCGCGTTTGTACGCGTGACCACCACCAGCAACGGCGCCCCAATCTACGGCGGCGGCCTGGACTATCCCGTGGCCGTGTTCAGCCTGGAACAGTACGAAATGATCGGCCTGAAACAACTGAACGGCCCTTGGCCAAAGGGTGTTTATTACCAGGCCAGCGAAAACCTTGGCACGATTTACGTTTGGCCAAATCCTTCCCAGGGCGAAATGCACTTGTTTGCATACACGCAATTCCGCACGTTCACCGCGCAGACCAACGACATTGCGCTGCCGCCTGGCTACATCAACGCATTGCGCTGGTGTTTGGCCGAACGACTTTTGCCAATGTACGGCAAAATGAACCAGGTGCAAATGGCTATGATTAACTCTTTGGCAGCCCAAGCCAAGGCAACAGTCAAACGAACCAATATGCGACCACCGCAAATTGCGCGTTACCCTGACACCTTGTTGATGGGCAAATCGAAAGATGCCGGTTGGATCATGGATGGGGGATTTGCATAATGCCTGACTTTGGCTTCGTGGGCGCTTCTTACGAAGCCCCGTCAATTTACCAAGACGCGCAAGAGTGCATCAATTTTTATCCTGAAATTGATCCCACAAAGCAGCCTGGAAGCCGCGGCGTTGTCGCGTTGTACCCTACCCCTGGACTTGTCGAGGAAGTGCAACTGGTGGCCCAGGAAGTGCGCGGAATGCGGGCGCTTTCCGGTGGCCAATACTTGGTGGCCGTTGCTGGCAATCGGGTTTACAAAGTTGATGTGAATTTTGTGGCCACGCAAATTGGAACGTTGACCACAAACAGCGGCCAGGTTCGCATCACGGACAACGTGACCACAAACAACGGTTTGACCGCTTACATTGTTGATGGCCAAAGCCGTTACACATGGGTGGCCAGCACCAACACGTTTTCGCAATTACCGTCAACCGATGGGCTTTGGCAAGGCGCCACGTCCACCGACACGGTGGATTCCTACATCATCTACAACGAGCCAGGAACGCAAAATTGGGCCGCGACTGACCTTGGCCTTGCCGTGACCACAACGGGCAATTACGGCAGCAAAGACGGCGCCCCTGACACCCTGGTGGCTTTAATCGTTGACCATCGCCAGGTTTATTTGCTTGGCGAAGTTACCACCGAAGTTTGGGTGGATGTTGGAACCGTGATTTCCGGCCTAACAACTTTCCCGTTCCAGCGAATTAGCGGCACGACCATGCAACACGGTTGCGCGGCCAAGTATTCGATTGCCAGGTTTGGCGAATCGTTCATGTTTGTGAGCAAGGACACCCGCGGCCAAGCCATCATTGGCGCCGTGAACGGTTACACCCTGGTGCGAACATCCACCCACGCGGTAGAACAAAGCCTGGTTGGCGTGGATGTGTCTGATGCCGTGGCTTACACCTATCAAATCGAAGGCCACGAAATGTATGTCGTGACGTTTCCTTCGATCAACCTTACGTGGGTTTATGACCTGGCCACGCAACAATGGCACAAATGGTTGTCATGGGATGATGTAAGTGGTTACTATCGCCACCGGTCAAATTGCGCGGCATTTTTTGCCGGAAAAAACCTGGTTGGCGACTTTGAAAACGGCAAAATTTACAGCCTGAACAATGATGTTTACACCGAAGACGGTTCAACGATTCGTCGTTTGCGCCGTGCGGTTCACCTGACTTCGGACTTACAGCGCCAGTTTTTCGAAGAATTCCAAATCCAATTTCAACCTGGTGTTGGACTTGCAACTGGCCAAGGAAGCGATCCGCAAGCCATGTTGCGTTGGTCAAATGACGGCGGTTCTACCTGGTCAAACGAACATTGGATCACGATTGGCAAGATTGGCCAATATCAAAACCGCGCCATTTGGCGACGCCTGGGCTGGTCGCGTGATCGCATTTTTGAAGTTGTTGTGTCCGATCCGATCAAGGCCGTGATTGTTTCCGCAAACCTGAAAGCGTCGGTGGGGGATAACTAATGGTTGCCCCCAATCCAATTTCATCCACGAACATTCGGTTTCCGCAATCGCCGTTCCTTGATCCGCAGACCGGAAGGCCAGCGCGTGAATGGATTATTTGGCTGCAAAGCCCCGACATTCTGTCGGCCACGATTGCTTACATTGTAATTACGGGTGGTGCAATCAGCGGCGTGACGATTGACAATGCAATCATCAACGATTCAACGATTGGCCTGACGACACCAGCCGCGGGTAAATTTACAAACTTGACGGCCTTAAATGGCATTGGCGGGGGCACATTTTGACTGAACTGGAAATCATCAACGAAACCCCAACCAGGGAACAAATCGACCGATTGCAAAACGCAATGTCGGCAATGCCGCAAGCCGAACTGGTGACCGAACATCAATTCAGCCCTGGAATGTATATGCGGAAACTTTACCGTCCCGCCGGAACGCTGATTGTTGGCAAGGTTCACAAGCAGCCCCACTTCTTTTTATGCGCGAAGGGCGAGATAATTGCTTGGAGTGAAAACGGGATGAAAAAACTTCAGGCTGGTGACGTGATCGAATCCAAGCCTGGAACCAAACGCGTAACGTTGGCGGTAACGGATGCAATAGGAATAACAATTCATCGAACAGACAAAACCGATCTTGATGAAATTGAAGCGGAATTGATCGAACCCGATGAAACTGCCTTGTTTGATTCAAGCAACAAACTGAAGCAAATAATTGGCGAAATGAAAAAATTGGAAGGGGAATAATATGTCATGGATAGCAGTTGCAATAGGTGGTTCAGCCGTATTGGGCTACATGGGCAGCAAAAATCAAGCAAGTGCAGCGCAATCGGCGGCAGCAACGCAAGCCGCCGGAACAAGCGAAGCGGCCCAACTGCAACGGCAAACCGCGCTGGATTCCATTGCTTTCCAAAAGGAAATGTTCCAAAAGCAATTGGAACTTGGCCAACCGTATCGGGAAACTGGTTACAAAGGACTGTCGAGACTTAATGAATTACTGCCTGGTTTAACTTCGCCGGTGACGGCGGCAGACATTCAAAATATGCCTGGTTATCAGTTTGCCGTCCAGCAAGGAACCGGCGGCGCTATGCAAGGCATGAACGTTGGTGGCGGTGGATCAAACGTTCAACGCGCTGGCCAAAAGTTTGCCATTGATTACACGATGGGCACGGCGCTGCCACAGTTGATGCAACAAAAACGCGACATTTACAACACCTTGGCTGGTGTGGCTAACATTGGTCAAGGCCAACCAGGCGCCGGATCGGCTGCCGCGCAGTTGGGAACAAACGTTTCAAACACCATGCAAACAGCCGGAACAAACATTGGTCAATTAGGCGTGGCTGGCGCAAATGCTATTGCATCGGGCCAAATTGGCGCTGCAAATGCAAATGCAGCCGGTTATGGTTCGTTGGGCAACGCTGCCATGATGTACGCGCTTTTGGGATAAGGAAAAGATCATGGACTTAAACATCACACCAGTTGGAACCCAAATTAAACCAGCGCAAACCATGTCGCTGGCTGACATGATTAACGTTGGCCGCGGCGGCATTCAGTTGCAAAAAGAAAAGCAAGGCAACACCGAACGTTTGGGCCTTCAGGAATTCTTTTCTAATCCTGAAAATTTCCAAACCGATGGCAACATCGACATGAGCAAAGTCAACGCGGCAATTCCAAAAATTGCCCCAATGACAGGCCGTGACGTAATGAAAAATTTGGCCGATGTAAGCACAGCCCAAACGCAAGCCAACAAAGCCAAGCAAGGTTTGACGCAAGACCAAAAAGCATTGGTCGGGCAAACTTTCAACATCCTGGGCAAAGCCGGTGTCAACAACAGGGACACTTACATGAAAGCCTTGGATGACCTGGTGGCTACCAATCCCGAAAACAAAGATTTGGGACGCCTTGCCGATTCGTACAAAACGATTTGGGGCAAGATGCCGGAAAACACAAACTGGTCGCAGTTGGCCGTTACCGGCGCACAAACGTTGTTGCCAGTTGCAACGCAAGAAACACAATTTGGCCCGCAACCTGGAACATTGAACACCGGCGCCCAAATCTTGCCGACCGTTACACGTCCGTCCGTTGCTGGCCAAGCGCCAACCATCCAGGTTGGCCAAACGCCTTTGGCAACCAACCAACTTGGCCCAGGTTCGCGTTACGTGCCAACCGGTCGTGTGGACATGAACAACAACCCAACCGCCCTGGCTTACGGCCCGAACGGCGAAATGTTGGGCGAAATCACAATTCCCGCTGGCGCAAATGCAGCGCAACAGCCAGGCGGCCCCGCTGCCAACGCGATGCCTGGCGCACAACCCGTTGTCCAACCTGGCGCACCAACCGGTGTTCAAGGTGGCGGCGTGTTGCCACAAAATAATGTGCAAGCGCCAGCAGCGCCAGCAAATGCGCCAATGCGAATGCCCGCCGGTGAAAGCGGAACCACTTTGGACGCTGCAAACAAATTGCGAATTGATGTTCGCAATGCAGCGGCCCAGGCGCCAGCACAGCAATTTAACAACAATCAAATCATCAAGTTGGCCGATGACGTTATCACCGGCCGCGGCGCAAACTTTGTTGGCGCGTTGTCCGGCGGTTATGCGGCCATTCCCTGGTCAACTGACAACGCCACCAACTTGAACCAATTGGGCCATTACATGGCCATGCAAACGTCATCGCTGGCGCAGTCATCCGGCCTTGGTGGCACGGACGCTGGCCGCGCAATTGCTGGTCAAATTTCAGGCACGACCGAATGGACGGCGCCAGCCATCAAGCAAACTGCCCGCGTGAACCGCGCATTGACTACCGGCACGGAACTGTTCAACCAGGGCGTTGACAATGCGTTCAATCGCACAAAGAATCCGTTTTCGGCAACCGAATTTCAACAGCGTTGGACGCAGACATTGGGCGCCGACGGCATCAACGCCGTGCGTTTGTACGATGCCATGCGAAACAATGACAAGGAAGCCATCCGCGAAGTGGTGACGCAAGCGGGCGGCCCGAATTCGCCTGGCTATCAAAACCTGGTTCGCAAAATCGGGGATATGCAAAAACTGGTTGGGGGTAAATAATGGCCGTCGAACTGTTTGATCCATCGCAAATTGACAGCGCGGTGGGTGACGCCTTTGGCACAAAAGTCAAATCACGACCAGCGACAGCATCAACCGCAGCGCCAGCGTCAACCGGTCAAGGCGCGATTATTTCCGACCAATTGCTGGATAGACTGAAAAAAGTTGAAAGCGGAAAAGACCCTTACGCGGTAAACAAAGAAACCAAAGCGATGGGGCCTTATCAGTTTTTGCCTGAAACTGTCCAAATGCTTCATAAACAGGGTGTGAAATTTAACCCGTTTGACGAAAACGAATCACGCGAAGCCGCCAGGACATATTTGACGCAATTGACCAAACGCCACGGCGGCAACGTTGATTTGGCGTTGAAAGATTACGGCGGGTTTGTGACCAAAGACCCAACCAGTTACGTTCAAAAGGTAACGGGCGGCACATCTACGCAAACATCATCCGCGCCGTCGTCCGAGCCATCAACATCGACAACCGGTTTTCCAATGATTGGCGAACAGGACATTAACAGCGCGGTGACCGACGCATTCAAGAATCCCGAACCGGCCAAGCCCCAGGGCGCGACCGGCAAGGTGGCCAGTAAGGTTGGCGAATTTTTCCGTGGCCAAGGCCGCGCAGCCGCCAGCCTGGCCGACACCGGCATCAATGCGTTGACCGGAACGTTGGACGTGCTGGCTTATCCGGTGGCGCGGGCTTACTACGGCACACAAATGTCGCCTGAAGCCGCAGCCGAAAAAGCCAAAGCCGAAACCACCAGCCCCAAAAACGTTGTTGGTCGTGCGTTCGGTGTGACCGAAACGCCGGAATACAAAGGCGAAGCCAGCCAGCGAATTATGAATTTCGTGGGCGCCAACATGGACAAAGGCGCTGATTGGATTGCCAAAGAAACTGGCTTGCCAAAGGCTGACGTTGAATCGTATATGAACACGGCTATGCTGGCCACGCCTTCAGCCGTCAAAGCCGCCGGTCAAACCAAACTTGGCCAGGCCATCAAGACCGAAGCCGGTTACGCTGGCCAGGCTGTCAAGCAAGGCGTTCAGGCTGTCACGCCTGAAGTTGTGCAACGTGGTGTTGTTCGTGCGGTGGAAGCCGTCGCGCCTGGCACGACAACCGTGAAACCGCCAATCCCAACGCCAACCGCTGGCGCTTTGCCGCCCCAGGCCGCGCCCTACGCGCAACCAGGCGGTGGACGTGCGGCCAGCGTTGGTGCAGCCGCGACACCTGACGCCACGATCATCAAGCAAGCCCTACAAACGGCCACGCCTGAATTCCAGCAGTTGTACGGCAATATGGCGTTGGACAAAGTAAACGCGCCCGTCGTGTTGCGTCACCTGGAAGGCGATTCGTTGCCCGTGCCCGTGCGTTTGACCGAAGGCCAAGCCACCGGCGACCTGGTGAAAATTTCCAAGGAACAAAACACCCGCGGAACACCCGAAGGCCAGGCGCTTGCATACCGTTTGAACGAGCAAAACAAAGCCCTGGTGGACAACGTGCCCGCGATTCGTGAAAAGGCAGCGCCGGACGTGTATTCGACGCGCACAATTGAATCCAGCGAAGCGTTGATCGACGCCTACAAAGCATTGGACGCTGACCGCAGCGCACAAATCAGCCAAGCCTACAAAAAATTGGAAGACGCCAACGGCGGCACGTTTCCCGTTGACGGTGTGCAATTGGCCAAGAATGCCGACGCGCTGTTGTCCAAGAAACTGAAAACCAACTTTGTGCCCCCCGAAATCGCGGCCGACCTTAAACGGTTCCGCGAAGGTGAGCCAATGACGTTCGAACAATTCGAAGCGTTGCGAACCAACCTGGCTGCCGAAATTCGCAAGGCCGAACGATCCGGCGACGGCAACCGTTCGATGGCATCCAGCCTGGTTTATCAAGCCCTGGAAGACTTGCCATTGCAAGGCAGCGCCGCGCAGTTGAAGCCCCTGGCCGACACCGCCCGCAGCCTAGCCAAGTCACGTTTTGACGCGCTGAAAAAAGACCCCGCTTACAAAGCCGCCGTGAACGAAACCGTACCGGCCGACAAGTTTTTCGACAAGTATGTGATTCGCGGTGTGAACAAAAACGTTCGGACAATGGTGGACACGTTGGGCCGCGATTCGGTTGGCCACCAGCACATCAAAGCCGGAACAATCAACTGGCTGTCGGACAAGGCTGGCATTGTGGACGGCAAAGGCAATTTCAGCCAGGCCAACTACAACAAGGCGCTGAAGTCGCTGGACGACGTGCGGAACTACGGCGAAATTTTTGATCCTGAAACTCAATTGCAGTTGAAGACATTGGGCAACGTGGCAAACTACACCCAATTCCAACCACGCGGTTCCTACGTGAACAATTCCAACACGCTGGTGGGCTACCTGGCCAACAAGGCTGCCGGTGGCGCTGAAGCGTTGGGTAACGTGGCTGGTTTGAAATTCGTTGGCGGTTATCCGATTGGCAGCGAAGCGCGAAAATTTATTCGGTCGCGCAAGGAAAAAGCCGCCGTGGAAAAATCATTGGAACCAGGCGCGGGATCAACCCTGGAAGAAGTTAAAAATAAGGGCAAGTGATGGCAACCCCCGAAATTGATCCCGTGAAATACGGCGTCCTTTGGCAAAAGGTTCAGGACTACGAACGTCGATTCGACGACATGGACAAGAAAATGGACAAGATGGAAGGCCAGTTGGAAAAACTGGTCGCTTTGGCCAATCAAGGCCGTGGCGGTTTTTGGGCTGGCATGGCCCTGGTTTCGGCAGCGTCCAGCGTTGTCGGCTATATGTCTAGTTATTTTCACAAGTGAGTCGATATGAATTGGGCCGACATTCTCAAAGCAGTCATTCCCGTGATCGTTGCGTCGCTTGCGTGGCTGTTGGGCCAGGTGTCGGACTTTTCCGTGCGGTTGACCAAAATTGAAGGTTCGATGCCCGCATTGATTACCAAAGAAGGTGTGCCTACCGATTCTCCGATTAGCGCGGAACGTCGGCACACAATGAAAGAGGAAATTTACCGCGACATTCACCAGTTGCAAGTCAAAGTGCAATTGCTAGAAGAACGCGAACGCATGGGGAAAAAATAATGTTTGCACTTGACGCATTGTTGAACATTGGTGGAAAGTTGATCGACAAACTGATTCCCGATCCCGAAGCCAAAGCCAAAGCCCAATTAGATTTGGCCAAAATGGCCCAGGATGGCGAATTGGCCAAAATGGCCAACGACACCAAATTGTTTGAAACCGAAATGGTAAACGTGACCGACCGTTGGAAAGCCGACATGGCTTCCGATTCCTGGTTGTCAAAAAACATTCGGCCGCTGGCGCTGATTGCAATTTTTGTGGCATTCTTTTTGTTCACCATGATGAGTGCATTCGGCTACAACGCCCAGGAATCCTACGTGCAGTTGTTGGGTCAATGGGGTCAAATCATTTTCCTGGCTTACTTTGGTGGCCGCACCATTGAAAAACTTGCCGACATGAAGGTCAAAAAATGAATTTGTCTGAGCATTTCACCCTGGAAGAATTGACGCACACCGATCACCGCGAATTGGACAACACGCCCAATGACGCGGAAATGGCCAACCTGGTTCGCCTGGCTGATTTCCTGGAAGAAGTCAAAACGGTGTTGGGCGGCAAGCCGGTGATGGTGAATTCCGCGTTTCGCAGCAAAGCCGTGAATGATGCTGTTGGATCAAAAGACACCAGCCAGCACCGCATTGGTTGCGCTGCCGACCTTCGCATTCCTGGCATGACGCCGGACGAAGTGGTGCGGGCCATCATTGCGTCGGGCATCGGGTATGACCAGGTGATTCGAGAATTCGATCGTTGGACGCACGTAAGCATCTCAAACAAAGATGGCGACAAGCCACGCCGCCAAGCCTTAATCATTGACAAGGCTGGAACGCGGGCCTTCGCTTAACGTTTCATGTTCCTGACAAACACCGCGAACGATGCCGCGGTGTCGCCCAGGCTAGTCATTTTGTCAAATTCCGCAGCCACTTCATCCAGGACGTGATTGCGTTGCGCCAATTCTTTGCATTGGCCTGGCGTGGTGCAGCCGGTGGTGTAGCAAAAGGGGCACACCCACGGTTCGGGCAAAGCCGACCCTGATTGCAATTGTTGTTGCATGGTGGGCATTCCTTAAAGTTTGATTGCATTTAAGTTGAAATTGTCGGCCATCACTTCCGCATAGTCAAAATGGCGGCCAAAGCAATCCCTAAACGAAACGCATTCGTCCGACCATCCTTCGACGACATTGTTGTAAATGTACGCCTTACGTGGAACGGTAATCGTTCCGCAAATAAAGTGCAAGCCCTTTGGCGTCACGCGCCAAGCGCCATCCGATTTTTTGCTGTCTTCAGCGTGGCCGCCTGATTCCACAAATCCCCAATGCTGCAACGTTGTGTGCGTTTTGCCACGCATCAACCAGCGCGGGCCAATCTTTGGAACATCGACCCAACCATCAACGTCGGAAGGGGCACGGGAAAGCCATAGAAGGGCCAGGGCGCGTGTTTCGTTCATGCCCTGGGGGCTTACCTTGCCCCACTTCCCGCAACAGGGGCAATGGCCCCCGTCGCCTTCGATGGTTACCCGCCAGTTGGTTTTCAGTTGCGCCAGGTATTCGCCTTCGTCGCCAAAAAAATCCAATTGCATGGCTGCCCCTTATTTGAACCAAAGATAGAACCCGTGAAGGATTCCAATTGGAAAGAAGATCGCGCCAGCCACCAGGAAGCCCCACAACCCATTTGCAAAGCAAGTGAAGATGTGGGTTAACCAGGCAAAGAAACAAATCAAGCCAAAGATGTAACCCATGTTGTTCCCCTTAGAAGTTTGGCAAATCGTCGTTCATGTCGTCGAACCCGCTGCCTTGCGGCTGGCGCTGTTGTTGCGGCTGTTCGTCGCGTGGCTTGGGTTCGTTGATGTATGCCCAACCATCCCAACCGCCTTCCTTCAAAGGGATCACGTCGATTTTGAGCATTGGCCCGTTCTTGGTGTCGATGATTGAACCGATCCGCTGGTAACGGTTCTTTTGTTGGCCCTGGCTGTTGGTGTACGTGCCGGTGATTACGCTGATTTCGTTCAAAAGTTTTGCCATGATTTATTCCCCAATGATTTTTTTAAGTTGATCGACCTTGACCGCGGTTTCGGCCAGGAACTTGATAATTTCCGCTTCCATGTCAGCGATGAACACATCGTCACGCGGTACGCGCTTGATGAACAGTTGCGCCTTGGCTGGCATTCGCGGATCGAACACCACGTAATCGCACCAGGCGCGGCCAGCGCAAGCCATTTGGAATTGCATTTGCGCGAAATACTTTTGAGGCACGGCGCCGGTCAGCAACGTTTCGATCATGGTGGCCGTGTTGGGACACTTGATTTCCACGCATCCGTCGTCGCCGATCAGGCCGTCGGGTGACGCGCCAGCCATCGCAATGGTCGGGTGATTTACAAAGCCGGTTTCTTCCACCATGTTGCCGGTGGCCGCTTCATACGCCCCGCGGGCAAACGGTTCCTGGTCGGTTCCCCATTGCATGGCGCTGTTGGTGAAAGATTCCTGGCGTGTGCCGGTGATTTGTTCGACCACCAGTTGGGCCATGTAGTTTTCGCGGCTGGCGCTGTAACCCGACTTTGTGCGGGCCATCACGTCGGCCACTTTGGACGCGGTGACTTTGCCCAGGCGGGCAGCAAACCATTCGTC